TCAATGTAATGTTGATTTACCTCATCACCTCTTTCGATTTGTTCTTTCAACATACCATCAATTGCTTCTTGAATACTGTTGATTTGACCTGTAAGTGATTCTTCTGATTGTAATTTTTTTAGTAGTTTCTCTTTTAAACCTATGGCTTCATTAGATAATGCTTTTGTTGTTTGGGCATTCTTAATCAACGCAAGTTGTGCTGCAGCCAAATCTTTAGTTGCTTGGATTTCTTCCTGCAACTCCTTTTTACGATTTTGAATATCTTTTTTAGCCATTTGTATAAATTACTATATTTTCAGACCACCTGATTTAAGTGCTGTTTGAAGTGTTGAGTTTAACTTTCTAAGACGTTCCCTATCCTTATCAGTAGGTGCTGAATCTTCCATATCTTTTAAATCAGATTTCAAATCTTTGATTTTTCTATCTAATTTTTTACGTTTGCTTCTGAATATATCAAACATATCTTCAGAAAGACCAACTTCCTTAAAAAGTTCTCTGAGTTGTGATTCTTTAATCTTCATATCAGTTTCCCTATTGTTATATGTATAAATATAAGAAAACCCAACAATTACGTTGGGTTTCTTATTATCTTCTTATACCTTTTGTTTTTTTCGCTTGTTTCTCATACGCCTGTTTTTCATTTTCTTTAAATTCTACAATCTTAGTAATATAAAATTTTCGAGCCCAAAGTGGCATATTGTAAACATCTGAAAAGGTAAACCCACCATTTCCATGATAGATTAGGTCGAATATTTGAGAGTGTAATAACTTCCTATAATTAAGACTTAGGCCAAAAAAACCCGACATCCATAGGCAGTAGCATCTCTCTCCTTTCCCCAGTCTCTTCAGAAATAAATTCGTATGTTAAATCAATATCCGGTATAACTTCATTAATGTATGCTCTGAGAGACTTAGAATCTACTGCAAACAATTCGTTATCTACGAAATTACTAATATATTTAGTATCGTATTCCCCATCTACTGATGTAATTGTATTTTTTAAACGAGTCGTCAATTCTTTAGATGTTAAATCTTTCATTTTACGACCTGCTTTTTTCAAATCTTCTAACTGATGTTTAATCTTACGTTCTTTACTTTCAGTTAATGCTTGAAACGTAATCTTACGAGTTGAACGAGGTAGTGTGAATTCGAACTCATTTTTATGTGGTTCTGTTTGTTTACTACCATCGTAATCTTTATTTTCAAATTGAGTTAAATCAATAACTTCTTTTTGTTTTGTGTTAGTAAATGGGTCTGTAATCTCCACCTCATAATCCTTACCATATCCCAAAATACGTGCTGCAATCATAATTGCGTTTTTATCACCTGCGGTGATATCTACATATTTTACTGGTAATCCTTCACCATTTGAAATAATAAGTGATTGGAATAATCGGTCTAACACCGAACCATCTTTAATATATGATTGTGTAGTAAGGATATCTTCCTCTTTAGCAGTCATATACTTCATTTCAACTCTACCACTTGAAAGTGAGTTATCCTTTGGGTAAATCAACCCCTTAGATGGTAACTCTACGATTTCAGTTGGGAATTTGTAATCTGAAACTTGCTTCTGTTCAAATTGTTGTTTGGCAAGTTCCACCATCTCCTGATTTGAGATGTTTGATTTGTAATCATCTTGCAATTCTTCGCTCATAACGTTCTCTTTTGTTTTAAAACTTAAATTTTGGTTAACCTAGTAATAAATATGAAAATAAATATAATTAAAACAAAAACCCCAACAAAAATGTTGGGGTTCTGAATTTTCAATTTGCTGAATTTTCAATTTGTATTACAACAATCCGAAATTAGTATTGTAGTATTGCGTAATCGTAAGCAAGTGTTAAATCTACAGTTGCTAAATCTTCACCAGTATAATCCATATCTGAGAATTTAGCAGTTTCGATAAATGCTCCTTTAAGTGTCCACTCTTCTACTTTATCACCAACAGGACCCAAACTGTTAAAAGTGATATCTTTTTTGTAGAAATCAGAGTAACCGTCTCTACCAGTTACTGATTCGTGGTGTAAACGTACCCACTCCATTGTAGCTTGTGCTGCAGATGGTACTACTGGGTCGTACAATGAAATTGTTAAACTACTCCACTCACTTCTACCTTTTACATATCTTCTTACGTTGATATGGTCGATAGTTACTTTACCATTTGATATTTCAGGTCTATTGGCTGCTTTGATTAGATATGCAGGAATTCCTTCTACATACATAATAAAGCGGTTCGACATCTTCGGTTCGAATGATGTGAACATTACTTCAGTTGGGTCTAATAATTGTGCCATTTATGTTACTCCGTTGTGTTTTCTTTAATATAAATATTGTTCTTTTAAAAAAAGATTGTGTTCCCCACCGAAATGGGGAACTTAATCTAATTTATTTATTCTGGAAATGCTGCCCCAGTTGGTAATACATTGAAATCTAGAACAATAAACTCAGCAGTCTTAGCTGGTTGTAAGAAGATTTCTCCTACCATAATGTTTCTATCAATTACATCTGGAGTGTTATTAGTTTCATCCATAATCACTCTAAATGCGTATAACCCTTGTCTTTGTTGGATTGATTCCAAATAAGGATTAACGATTGATAAGAATCTGTTTCTCGTTGCTGCTGTGTTGTTTTCGAACACTAAGTAACGAGTAGAAGATGCGATGAACTTCTTCACTGCAATCAACAACCTTCTTACATTGATTCTATCCAATGCTGATGGTTTAGCTTGTAGTGTTTTCTGTCCAAATACAGTTACACCCTGTCCAGGGAATGTAGCGATAGGATTCAATCTACCTTCGTAGAGTTCATCTCTTTCTGCTCTTGTCAATCTTGTCTTAGCTTCAATTACTGAAGTTAATCCACCTCTATTCAATCCTGCAGGAGCGAACCACTCAGCGGCAACTTGGTCGTTAAATGCGATAACGCCAGGAAGTACAGCCGATGGCGGCACCCATACTGGTTTGTTCTTATCTGTGTTAAGAATCTTAACCCAAGGGTAGTAAGATGCTACATAATTTGAATCAAATGATTGAACTGCGTTAGTTGCAGTTGAGATTGAATCAGCCCATGCAGATGCATCCATTACAAAGAATGTATCTTGTCTATCTTCACACATATCTTTAGCAAATGTTGTTACTGCAGAGTGTAATCTGTGGATAACACCTGGAATTACTAACATATTGATATCAAATTCATCAGGATTAGATACTGAGTTGATAGCTTTTCTAAATGCTAATGTACCAGTTGCAGTATTTGAAGATAAATCATATCCTTGTGTATTACCTGCGATGATATCACCTGCAGTATAAACAATTCTATTTGGTTTGTATCCATCAAATCCACTTTGGAAAGGAACTAAGAATTTACGAGATGCTAATGCCGTATTATTATCATTTAAATCAATTGAACCAGTGTGTGGTGAGGTTGAAGATGGGTAGTTAGCTCCAGTATTCTGATTGTAATCACCTAAGTAGAATGCAGTACCTGCAGTTGCAGTAGATGAATCAGGAGTTGGTGCTAAATAGTTTAAGTTATCAGTTGTAACAAAATCAAAATCAAATCCATAGAACTTCTTAGAGTTATATGAGTTATTGATTGTTTGGTCTAATACATAAGTTGGATTAGGTAACGTAAATGCAGTTCCATAAGGATTTTGCAATGCTGCGAATCCGAAAGGTACTAATGAAGGGTCAATTGCCTCATCTTTAACTGCCTGAGTTACTTCAACTCTAATGTTTGCCGAATTGTTAGGGTAATCACCATTTGTTGATAATTTACCATTTGAATCAACAGTAATCCACTTATCACCAATTACTCTAGCGATAAAGTTAGGTGAATTAGGGTCTAAGTTAACACCCTGGAAAGTTTCAACTAAGTTAGGTCTGATATCTGAATCAACCACGCCTACGAATGGTGAACCATTTACTTTATCTTGGTCTACTCTTCTTACGATTACAGTAAATGAACCATACTCAGAACCTGCTACAGTTCCAGCTGGTTTAACATCCTGAATACCGATTTTAAATTCGTAGTTAGTTGGGTTACCATGTGATAAAGTATGGAACTTAAATAAGTTAGTAGTAGCACCACCCACTTTCTGTGATGTAATGTATGGTGTTGATGCCTCAGTATATGCTTTTGAGTAATCAATATCTTTTGCAACATCTAAAGTTACAACAACTTCTTCACCAGTGGCGAACGATGCTGATTGGAATGTTTTAAAGTTAGATTGTACAAACGCGTCTTGCGAACCTCTTGGAGAGAATCCAAAAGTTTTGGTAAAGTAGTTACCATTTGTTGGGTTTAAAGATGCTGAAAAATTAGTTCCAACGGCCTCTGAACCTGTAATTGTTAATGTAAATAAAGATGCTGATACATCAGATGAGCCGAATTGGTCTGCTACTGAACTTGCTTTAAATACATCGGTGTCAGAAACGATACCAGTAGTTGGGTGTAATACTGCTGCTACTTTTGTACCTTCTGATGATGAGATGATTAGTCCAACTGGATTTTCCAGAGTGTATCCATCTTGTCCTAATACCCTAACGATTGTTGCAGTTCCAGCATCTTCCAAATAAGATTGAGCAGTATATGGTAGGTACGAATCTTCCGTTAAACCACCAAATATCTGCTGAAACTCTTGAAAAGATTCGACTTGAGTTGGAACGAACGCAGGTCCCTTAACGGTTGACCCAATTAACGCTGCTCCAATTTCACCAATCCCTTGAGGTAGAAATGACAAGTCCTTTTCTCTTGTAAATACTCCAGGACTTACTATTCTTTCTGCCATTTTATTCTCCTATTTAATTTCTTTGGTTTTGTATATCTATAAATACTCCAAAAAATCAGAAACGATTATATTTATACGTTGGGTGTAAATACACCTGTATTAATATCGAACTCACCCTCACCATACTTTTCTTTAAGTTCACCTGCTAATTTAATTTCAGATTCTCTCATCTCCAAATACTTTTGTTTTAATTGAGCTTTGAAGTTCTCAATATTTGTTTTTTGAGTTTCGATTAAAGTAAGTTCAATTTCAACTTCACCCAACCTAGCGGTAACTTCTGAAAATTCTTGTCTGAACTTTCCAATCTTTGCGATTTCTTCTTCTGTAAATTTAATCACTTCTGTTTCTTTGACTTGTTTTACTTCTGCCATAACATTTTTTTTATTAAGTTAAACTTTGTGTTTATATAAATATGAAAATTTATTTAGAAACATTAGGTATCTAATCCTACATTCCAAACTATTTTGGTTGTACCAAATGCTTTCTGAGTATTCATTGTACGTTTACCTCTATCTTCAGGTATAATGTATGCCTTTGCAGTAAGTGTTACATTACTTCGTACCAATCTTTCTTCACCAACTGCATTTGTAGTTTCGAATGAGTAAGATTCTCCTTTAATTTGGAATTTATATCTTTCACCAAATGCGCCACCTTGAAAATAGATTACCTGTTCTACTAACTTATTTAAATCTTCCATATAATCACACCACATAATAACATCATACTGAATGTTTACATAATCAGGTGTATCTACCATATGATATTCATAATAATCTCTACTATCCACTAATTGTGAAAATTTGTCATATCTATTCTGAGGTGTGTATTTTCTTACAAATGTTCTTGAAGTATCTTCATCAGTCATCACCTTTAATTTTGAATATTCGGTGTTAATATCTAATGAATTTCTTTTAAATGAAATCAATGGAGTTAAAACTTTACCATTAGCATCTCTTAAATATCCATCTTTTTGTGCAGATGCCCAATTCTCTGGAGATGCGTATAATACGGGTACTGGAATGTATTTTCCACTCTCTTCGATAGTAGGTTTAACATCTTTCTCTAAGAAATCTTTAAATGCCAAATCAATATCGTATATTCCGACTTGAAAATTCTTAACATCATCATTTCTTCTCGATACTTGTTTGGCTTTATTTAATTTAGGGTCATCTGAAAAAGAACTTTGGGTTCTACCTAAATCAACCTTTTCATCTCTATTTTGTCTATACTTTATTGCCATTATACACCTACTGGTAAATCGTTATTTGTAGTATCGTTCCCAAATCGGAAATCATCTTCTAATTTTAGTTGTGTTTTTCTCGTTACATGAGTTTCACATATAATAGATATGTTATAACCTTGTGAATCACCACCATCCCAAGTATCAGGATTCTTTCCTGCAAAGAATTGGTTTGTAAATGTTACATCTACAATATGTTGTTCATCATTCCATACAATCACATCACCAACTTCTGGAAACACATTCTTTTCTACTAAAATATCTCTTAGGAAATAGAAGTTAACATTTCTGGTGTAAGATGAACCAAATTCATCAAAGATTTGTTCTGCATTTGTTCTATCAACCAATGTAGGAATCTTTACAGGATTATAAAATACCTTATCTTTACCCTCACCATAAAGATTTCTTTTAGAATCATCTAAAATAAGCTTATAGTAGTAGATTTCGGTATCAATAATATCCGTAATCAATTCTTTGTTTATTTTTCTAAACAAAGCTGCATCTCTTTCTCCACCAAATAACGCCATTCTTTATCCTATATAAATAGCACGAGGAACTCTATTCAATGTTTGTTCCATTGCTTCGGATTCTTCTTGCTGTGCCTGTAATAATGCCTTACGAGAAGTAGCTTCTAAGTTTTCTCTTAATTCTGATATTAAGATTTCCTTTTCTGATGCTGCTTCACTTCTTAAATCTGCACCATCTAATGTAATTTCTGAATTTGGAATTGGTACTGAACTAAACTTAGCTCTAACTGCACCTAACATTTCTTTTGCTAATGCTAATGCGTATTTCTGAATCCATCTCTTACCAACGTGATTGATGTGAGTATATGTAATTCTATCGAATGGTGCGTTTGAGTAATCAGATACTACTGAGTTAGATACTACTGAGTTACTTCTATCAGATTCTAAAATATAATGGAAATGAACTGTGTATGCGTGCTCAGGTACTGGAAATAATCTAATTCTATTGTTTTGAATATCAAATCCATATTGAGATTTACGAACCATATCGTTAAATTCGATTGCTTGTAATCTTAAAAGGTCATCATAAAGTGGTTGCATCATAAATGAAACACCTGGTGAGTAGTTACCCCATCCGAAAGTATCCATCATTTGTTGAGAACCTAAACCAGTACCAATAAATGGGTCAAAGTATCTTACCATCGCAGGTGGTGCGTTGTGTAACATCTTTTTAATCTCAATCTTATCAACACCAGGAGTTCCACTCTCCAATGATACCAAACTCGCATCAGTTAAATCATAAACTTGTTGAGATGCGTTTGCTTCAAATGAACCTGTGTAGTAAGTTACCCTACCACCACTACCTGCTTCAGTTCCATAATCTTTAGATAATGAAATCAATCCACCTAAGTTTGCATTTAGTTGTGTTTGTGATAAGTTTGAACCTGTTGAACTTCCTTTTAAGTTTAAAAGGTTTTCTCTAATGTTGAATTGGTTTACTTGAGTAGAGTATTCAGTAACTGCTTCTTCAACACAAGTATAGAAATTGATATCTTGTAGTTCAATATCCACAATTGGATATCCTAAACGTTTGGCACACCACGATGCTATATTATCAACATCAGTAACGAACTCTGAATCTGAATCATAGTATCCGAATGGTGTATCACCTGCTGTGAAGGATGAGCTACCAGGCCATATTGGAATATTAACTGCCATTTAAATCTCCTTAGTGTTTGTATATAAATATGGTGGATTATTATAATCCGAATCTAGACTTATTAGGTCCTCTACTAAATCCCATAACGAGCTCTTAATAAATTAAAATTATGAGTAACTTCATCACTTGTTAATGCTTTACTATATATTAACCAATATCCCAAATCAGCAGGTAGACATGCATCATTACCACTACTTGAGTTGGAATTTGAAATACCCATAACCTCACTCGTTGATAGGTTAACCATAGCTTCCCCAGCAACTGTTGCGTTTGCCCCACTACTATTCGTAGATTGTGCTCCACTACTTTGAAGTGTATTGTTTTTATAACAAGCGGAAGTGCCTGTTGATTTATTATATGTAAAGGTGTGCATTTGCCAAGTATTCAAACTCGTACTATATGGTGCAAAATTATTATTTAGATATCGTTTAGTACCCGAGGTCGTTTGTAAGGTAAAATTAATTTGTAAACTTTGCTCAAGTACAAATCCAAAGGGACTTCTCCCACCACCAGTTTGTGCAATCAATCTTCTCCAATTATTGTTACCATCAACATTTGGGTTACTTGTAACATTCATAAACCATTGTACAGTAACACTACCTGTATTTATTTCTATTCCAGAAAATGTAAATTCACTTGTTCCAGTAGCACTACTTACACAATCAGACCTAAAAATATTTTCGGTTGTTGTAAAATTACTATTTGTTATAGAACCATTGCCCGCCAAGTTTTTATATGGTGAAGTCCCATGCTTTTCAACATTTGAAGGGTCTAATGCTAAAACTAATCCATCATTTATTATGTTAGGACCTATATACATTATATTACCATCCCGCCTTTGTTGCTAAATCATCATACGATAGTGCATTAAATCTACTTTTTGATGCGTTAAACATTTGTAATGCATCCGAATCGGTAAACGAATATTTGTATAAATGAATTGGGCCTATCAAACCTGAAAATGGATTGGATGTCGTGTACCTTGTTCCTATTCTAAAATTTTTACCTAAGTTTTCATTGGTTGAGTTTGTAGTACTCGCATCTGAAGTTCTATTAGAACCATTTACCCATATTTTAGAACCACCACTATCTGATGTGGTTATTAGGTGTATCCATTCATCACAATCCCATTTAGACCCATCAAAACTACCACCACCAAAGTTATATTGTAAGTTAGCATTCCAATGTACATTATAACCATTATAATTTGCAAAATGCCAAACACCGCCATTTGCTCTCGCATCAAATAAGTAAGCATAAGAACTATATCCAGCTGGCCATTTTAACCAAATAGAATAAGTTGATACCGTAGTTGAACCTAAATCTTGTACTACATTTATACCTTTACCGCCTGAGAAATTTAAAACTCCACCAAAATCCGAAGAGTATGTAGGCATATTTGAAGTAGATGGGGAATGTGTTCCACTACCAGGTGAACCATTTGCGCCTTCACATAAAGATGTAGTTACTAATGATTGAATTCCATTAGATATTCCACTAGATGGGTTTGAAACACATTTGTGATTTCCAACATCTAATGAGAATACTAATCCATCGGTTACTATTTTAGGTCCTCTACTAAATCCCATAACTTATACCCATATAATTTCTATTTTCTTTTATTTTACCAATTTAAATGGAACATCTATCTTAGAGTAATTTACATATATTGCATCATCACCATAAATAAGTGCATCTTCAAATCCTAAACGTTGTAAATCATCTACCATAGTTCCAACAAATCTACCAACACCATCTTTTTTGTTTTTATAATTGAAATGATACATTGGAATACCCATTGGTGAATCTCCAATAAATTCGATGTTGTATTTTAATCTTCTCTCTGAACGTCCACAACTACCCTGTTGTGTTACTACACCCAAGCCATCCAATTCATATATGGACCCTATGGAAGTTTTATACCATCCTGGCATCGCCTGGGCCCCATCACCACCTGATGAGTCTATATAAACTTGATTACCAACTTCCGGGTACACTTCACCACCATTATGCCAATAAGCAAAATTAAAGTCTGAAAATCCACACGCAAAGGAAGAGTCTGGTGCCATATCTGAAGCGTGGAATTCGGTAAGACCACCACTAGCACTATGGTTGTATGAATACCATTCAGATATACTATGTGGTGTTGATGAATCTGGTGTATTTGCTGAATTGGTGTTTATAACTGCTACATTACCTTGTGCTGCATCAGATAATGAAAGTTCTGCATCTGAACTCCGTCCTAACTCAGTATTAATATCTGAAAATGAGATTTCTCCGCTATCTGCTAGTGCCATTATACTCTCCCTTTAAGTTCATTGATTTCTGATTTTAAAGAATCAATTTGAGATTGTTGTTCTTTCATACCTTCAATCAATAATGCTACCATTTTATCGTATTTAACACCTTTGAATCCATTTTCTCTTGTGGTTACTACTTCTGGTAAAACTTCTTCTACTTCTTGTGCAATAACACCAATATCATGTCCTTCGTTACCATGTTGAGTTTTTCTTTCTTCTTCTGAAAGTTCTTTCCAATCGAATTCGTATCCACCAATTTTTAATATTTTATTTAATGCGTTATCAATTGGTTTAATATTTTCTTTCCATCTTCTATCTGATGATGAGTATGCTACAATATCATTTGATGCATCGATTCTACCATCAGTTGATGATGCGTTCACATTTACACCCAATGCACCACCATTAATTTTCATACCATTATTATTGATAGTCAATCGTTGAACACCAGCAATTGTAGCGTTTATTGATGTACTATTTGCGCTATAAAATCCAGTGGCACCTAATGGGGTAGAGGTGGCAAACATGATGGCCGGGAATGATGCCGTACCACCTGGATTTGTTACACCTGTATCACCCACCAAAAGTGCAGAGAATTCTCCAGCATCTCCTTCTGAATAGTAATTATTATCATTAGTTAATTCACTTACGTTGGTTGGGCCGGTAATTGTTAATGTTGTACTACTTGCTGATGTTGAAACAGTACCTGCACCTTGAATAGTGAAATTAGCAGCTCCAGAAGTAACCTGTGCATAACCACCATCTGAAGTTAATCTAACTGAAGTGATATCTCCAGACCCACCTGATGACCCATTAGATGCTGCAGTGATTCTACCTTGTGCATCTACCGTAATATCAGCGTTTGTATATGAACCTGCGGATACTGCGGTGTTTGCTAAGTTAAGTGTTACACCACCTGATGTACCACCACCACTTAATCCAGTTCCAGCAGTAACTCCAGTAATATCACCTACATTTGTGGTGTATCCCGCATCATTTGTAAATGCACTAACTGTTAAATCATTTGTGAATTGACTTAAATTAATATCAGTTGCATTTCCACCGATTCCAATCCAATCAACACCAGTGATGAATCCACTATCATTATTAAAAATACTTAAACCAATTTCGTTAGCGGCTTTTCTTCTATCTGCACCACTATCTAATACAATAAACTCATCAGTACCAACCATTGCTGCGGTCATATCAGTTAATTCTGATAAATCTACATTTAATGTAACACCACCCGATGTACCACCACCACTTAATCCAGTTCCGGCAGTAACTCCAGTAATATCACCTACATTTGTGGTGTATCCAGCACCATTGGTTAATTGGTTGTTATTTGTTGGAATTGTTGTACTATTATATGCATTTGAACCAAAGATTTCTGAAAATCTCTTTCTTCTCTCTGCACCATTATCTAATAGAATTATTTCATCAACTGCAGTATCAATTGCGGTGGTCATATCAGTTAATTCTGATAAGTCTAAACTAATGTTTACTGTTCCTGTGGATGTAATAGTACCCGAACCATCTAATCCGGCTGAAGTTGTAATACCAACTGAGGTTACAGTACCTGTGTTTGTTGTAAATCCACTATCATTGTTGAATCCACTAATATTAATACTATCTTGTGAACCACCTAATTCTGTCCAATCAACACCAGTGATGAATCCATAAGAGTTATTCCAATTGGTGTTACCATCGGTGATGTAACCTGCTCCATTGGTTAATTGATTGTTGTTTGTTGGGATTGTTGTACTATTAAATGCGTTTGAACCAAATATTTCAGAGGAAAGTTTTCTCTTTTGTACACCACTATCTAATACTACAAATTCATCAGTTGATGTTACCCAAGCTTGCGTCATATCGGTTAGTTCGGAAAGGTCTACATTAAATGTAGTACCACTTAAATCTAAAAGTGAACCTGCTGAATAGGTTGTGTTAGTGTTAGTTGCTGAAATGGTTGTTCCACTAATTGTAATGTTTGAACCTGCATCTAACCACCCAAATGCACCTGCTGAATCATCCCAAAATGCGATTCTATCATCATTAGGGTCAGTTAAAGATTCTAATCCTAAGTGAGAAAGTGATAATGTCCCAGTCGAAGTAATTGTACCACCCGCCAATCCAGTTCCAGTGGCAATTGAGGTTACAGTACCTGATGTTGATGAAGTACCCGTTGCACCTGTTGCTACTGCGGTTACTCTACCATAAGCATCAATTGTGATTGTATCAATCTTAGTACCATTCGCAGTTGAACCATACGTTCCTGCACCAGCACCAGCGGTTGCTAGTGAAACTGCATCTGCGGTTACAGATATACCAGTACCCTGTCCGATATTAAGAGTTCGTGTAGAACTTAACGTACCACCACCTGTTAAACCATCGCCTGCGGTTACACCTGTATTGATTGAGAATGATAAATCATAAGGGTCTGTATCACTACCATTTGAAGTATCTGTCCAATTGATATTGATACCACCTGCTTCTACAAATTTCCATTCTTTACCATGTGAAATTGTTACTTCTGTACCATCACCATCTTCTACTTGGAAAGTTGTCAATTGGTTAGTGTTTACATATGATGTAATATAACCCGCATCGTTGTTAAATCCACTCACATTGATACTATCTTGTGAACCACCTAATTCTGTCCAATCAACACCAGTGATGAATCCACTATCGTTGTTAAAAATACTTAATCCAATTTCACTTGCAGCCTTTCTTCTATCTGCACCACTATCTAATACAATAAACTCATCAGTACCAACCATTGCTGCGGTCATATCGGTGAGTTCACTCATATCAAGTGTTAGTGTTACACCACCTGAGTTTCCGCCACCACTTAAACCAACTCCAGCGGTTACACCAGTAATATCACCTGTATTTGAGGTATATCCTTGAGCTTTAACGAATGCGGTTGTTGCTATTTGAGTAGTATTAGTAGATGTTGCAGCAGTTGGTGCGGTTGGAGTGCCTGTAAGAGCAGCTGATGTGAACATTGTTGCTTTTGATTCGTTGGTAACATTTCCTAAACCAACATCGCCCTTTGTAGTTCCCTGCGCTCTCAATGATGCGAATGTTCCATCTGCATCAAAATCATCACCACCTGCTTTTGAATCTAACTGAGTTTGGATATTTGAAGTTACACCATCTACATAATTTACTTCAGTTGCAGTTGCAGTTACATCACTTATATTTGATAATGTATGTGTATGTGAGTTGTTAGAAACAGTCGCAGTAAGTGTTACATCTGAACTACCATCAATTGAAACATTACCACTTAAATCTCCACCTAAAGTAATTGTTCTTGCGTCTTCCCAATTGTATGCTGAATTGGCAACTCCTTCTAAATCACCAATAAATGTACTTGCCACTAAATCAGTAAGTGTATATGAAATATTACCCGTAGAATCGGCAGTGGCGGTTGTTGTACCTACTGCAAATTTATCACCAGATTCATCCCAAATGAATAATGCATTATTACCAGTTGTACCTCTTTCAATGATGATACCACTATCGTTTGCATTTGATGTAGCACCACTATTTAGTTCGATTAAGTTATCAGAGATTTTTGTATTTGTTGTACTAAGGGTAGTAGTTGTACCATTTACGGTCAAATCGCCAGCAAGAGTTAAACTATTAAATTCTACATCATCCGATGTTCCTACTGCTTGACCTATCTCAATACTATCAGCGTTTACAGTTACACCAGTACCAGCACCAACATTTAAAGTTTTTGAAAAATTACCACTTGTAGCACTACCACCACCTGTTAAACCATTACCTGCTGTAACGGTAACCCCAGTAATATCACCTACATTAGTTGTATATCCTGCACCATTGGTTAATTGATTGTTGTTTGTTGGGATTGTTGTACTATTAAATGCGTTATCACCAAATATCTCAGAGGCTAACTTTCTTTTTTGTACACCACTATCTAATACTACAAACTCATCGGATGTTTTTACAAACGTTTCTGTCATATCAGTCAATTCTGATAAATCAACATTAAATGTAGTACCACTTAAATCTAAAAGTGAACCTGCTGAGTATGTGGTGTTGGTATTGGTATCAGTTGATGCAATGCTAAATACACCAGCTGATGTTTCTGTAATTGTAACATTACTTCCACCAACTAAGTTGATGTTTCCTGTCCTATAAGTTCCAGTATTATCTCTTCTAATTGAAGTTACTGTGTTTGTATCTGTATTTACTACTGTTTCAGTTGCTGATGTAATACCAGTGATGTGTCCGTAAGTATCTAATGTAATATCTTGGATATATGTTCTACCACTATTATTTACAGATGATTGGGTTGATGTATCTGCGTGAGATACAGTTACAGTGCCTGAAGTTCCTCCACCTGTTAAACCACTTCCTGCGGTTACACCTGTAATATCACCTACATTAGATGTAAATCCACTATCATTGTTGAATCCACTAATATTAATACTATCTTGTGAACCACCTAATTCTGTCCAATCAACACCAGTAATGTAACTTGCTCCGTTAGTTAGTTGATTGTTATTTGTAATAGTGTTTGATAGGGTAGTTCCACTAATTGATAACCCATTTCCGATATCTAACCATGCAGATGCCCCAGCACTATCATCCCAAAAGAAGATTCTATCATCATTAGGGTCGGTTAATGATTCTAATCCTAAGTGAGAAAGTGATAATGTACCTGTTGATGTAATCGTACCACCCGCCAATCCAGTTCCAGTAGCAACTGAGGTTACAGTACCTGATGTTGATGAAGTACCTGTCGCTCCAGTAGCTACTGAGGTTACCCTACCATATGCATCAATTGTGATTGTATCGATTTTTGTTCCGTTTGCAGTTGAACCATACGTTCCTGCGCCAGCACCACCAGTAGCCATATTTATAGTAACAGTGCCTGATGTTCCCCCACCTGTTAGGTTTGTACCTGCGGTAACACCTGTGATATCTCCAATATTGGTTGTAAATCCACTATCATTGTTGAATCCACTTAAATTGATACTATCTTGTGAACCACCTAATTCTGTCCAATCTAATCCAGTAATAAACCCATATGAGTTATTCCAATTGGTGTTACCATCAGTAATGTAACCCGCTCCATTGGTTAATTGATTGTTGTTTGTTGGGATTGTTGTACTATTAAATGCGTTTGAACCTAATTCCCTAGTCCCAACTACATTTGAACCATTTATCACTACGGCAGTTGCTTCTGAACTCTGATTTGATAGTTGTGATAATTTTAATACATCACCCTCTACAACTACTGCTTCTGAACCAAATGTTCCTAATTTTACAGTATCATCTGAGAATACTTCAAATGATGGTACACCTGATATATCTGCTACTGAGAATAGTGAACCTGATAGTTGGTCTGTTATCTGAAATAATGTTCCTTGCGAACCTTCGATTGTAAATACGGTTGAACCCGATTTAAATACATTTAATGAACCTGATAAGTGTGTATTATTATCTACACTTAGAGTATTTAGGGATGCATCACTCCCCGAGACAATTACTTTTTTCCAATTTGGCATATCCTAATCCTTTATTGTGGTTGGTTACTAAAAAGCCCACTTCCCTTTCGGGCCAACAACAAGCTAATTTAATATAAATATGGAATAATATATTTTAAAATAAAAAACCCCAACATTTCTGTTGGGGTTTCTTTTACATTTCCATAATTTGCTTTTGGATTTTAACTGCCGTTTCATAAACCAGCTGAACATCTTTACCTTCAAAAGTTGAGTTGGCTATTGTTGATAAGAGGAACTCTAACTCCTGCTTTGAAAAGTCAACTACATTCTTTGGTTTTTTAACTTCAGTTTTATCCTTTGTAATTAGTGCCATATATAACCTTTTTAACCATTTCATTATTTAATAATTACTATGCGTAAATAAATACTTCACCACCAGATATTTGGATAGAACCAGCTTCAGCAACAGGAGTGTGAGATGAACCATCTACATCAAATACTCTAGGAATAAATGCTGTTTCAGTTGCAGCGGTAGCATTCCATGCAAGTGCATTACTAGTCCAAGCAGGTCTATCAGCATCCATATCGTAGAAGAATGCTGCACCAGCACCTTGTGTTCCAGTTGAACCACCAAATATAATACCTGATGATTGTGCATCTTCCGAACCTGAGTTCAATAAGATAAATTGGTCCTCAATGTTTAAGTTAGTAGTTTGTAATGAAGTTAAAGTACCTTGTACCATTAAATCACCAGTTGCAGTGATATTTGCAAATTGTACATCATCTGATGTACCAACTGCTTGTCCGATTGAAAGAGTATCTCCAGTAAGAGTTACACCAGTACCAACAGCCAAGTTAGTATCATCTGAAATATCAATTTGATGTCTTGTAATAGTCTGTCCACTAATTGTAATATAGTTTGGAACACCAGCTAAAGTTACATCAGTTGAGTTATCTGTTCCTGCTGCATCTACACCAATTGTACTTCTAATAGCTGATGCGTTAGAACCTGTAACAATAGATTTACCGATAGCGGTTGCAGTTAAACCTGCTAATGTACTATTATCTGTTCCTGCTGCATCTACTCCTAAGTTTGTTTGTATTGTAGTTTTATTACCAGAAGAAATTGCAGTTGCTGCTACCAATCCACTTGTTACATTTGTAGCATCAGTTACATCTGCTAAAGCTTCAATACCATCTAATTTAGTTTTATCGGTTGCAGTCATAACACCAGCTTTTGATGTAGTAGCTGCTGCGATTGAATCGTTAGTACCAGTAGAAGATTGAATCTCAACTGTATTAGCACCTTCTGATACAGTAATATTAGTATCAACGTTTACTTCTGCACCAGTTGCAATACCACCTAATTTAGTTCTTTCAGCTGAAGTAATGATTGCACCAGAACCTACGTTTGTTACATCAGATAAATCAGTTACACTTGCTGCTCCAATTCGTGAATCTGCCAAATCATTGATTTCTGATTCGATTTGAGCCGAACCTGAAAGTACACCAGTACCATCTAAGATAGTTGCCGCAGTGATACTTCCACCTAATGAAGTTGAATTTCCAGCGATTGTGATTGCTGAGTTTGATAATTTTCCATTTGCAATTGAACCCGCTAACATATCGTTAGTTACCGCTGTATTAGCGATTGTTAATGCACCACCTGCTGCGATAGTTGCATCACCACTTACGTTACCAAAGATTTCATCTTCGATATTACTAAATGTGATTTTACTTTCAGTACCACCATCTGAAAATAAGAAGTGGTCTCCTTGTGCTAATGTTGTACTTGCGCTAAAGTTATCAATATCGATACTTCCCGCAGCTACGCCCGTAAGGGCTGAACCATCACCACTAAATGCGTTAGCAGTTACCGTTCCATCTACTGTTATTGCACCGAATTCAGGTGATGACCCCGATACAATTACTTTTTTCCATTCTGCCATTTTGTTTCCTCTTTTTAAGCTTTATGTTTGTGTTAAATAAATATTTGTTTTTTTTACTTTGTTATAAATATATAAAAAATCCACTTCCACTAACCACCATCGCACCTTTTTCGCCTGTTGGTAGTGTTAGTGATTCTTTTATTACGAATGTTCCTTCTGAATTTACTTTTACTTTATCATTTCCATTGATTTTTACCAAAAACATATCAGTTGATGGTGTATTGTTTTCAATCAAAGAAAGAGATGATGTTAATGCCCCGGTTAATTCAACAGAACCTGTGATTTGAGCATTGGTGGTAACGATTGATTCAATAGAATCAACTCCATTATCTTTTTTAAAGAATAACTTACCATCATAAGTATTTACAGCTAATTCACCTAATGTTAAATCACCAACATTGGGTACATTAGCAGATACCGAGCTCCTTTTTAATTTTATTCTGTTTTCGGCCACGCCTATCCCCTATTTTAGAATGTGCCGCCATCAATTTCACTAAATGATATAGAACCCGATACAAATAAAGACCCGGTCATTTGATGAGTATCATTGATATCATCACCAAATATAGTAGAACCACTACTAAATGATTGAGTCATATGTGTTACAGATGAACTTACAATATAAGTTTCAGCGGTTATAGTTGCAACTGTTAAATCTTGTCCTTCTAACCCAGATATTACCTGAGCTGATGAACTGATTACATTTTCAGTATTTAATTTTGTTTTAACATCAGAATCACTATAATGTGATAAATCTGATATATCTGATTCTGTAATATTTAAAAAGGTTTTAACATTTGCAGCCGAACCTGATAATACATTTTCAGTATTTAGTTTTGTTTTAACATCAGAATCATCATAATGGTTTAAATCACTAATTTGTGATTCAGTTATGGTAATTTGTGCTGATGAACTTACTAATCCACTTGGTACATTAGTTAATTCAGTAAAATCTGATGTACCACCACCACCAATTGAACCATCATCAATTTGAGAACGAAGTGTTCTACCAACATATTGGTAAGTTGTAATGTATACAAATTGATTCGATGCTGGTTGTGAACCATCGTTCCAAGTCAAAACACCAGTCTTATAATCAAATGTATATGTTGATGTTAATGCCGGTGATGATGTAATACTTCCAGCAGAAGATGCGGTATCTTTGTAAACAACTACCTTATAACCAGGAGTTGATGCCTCAGTAGTGTTAGGGCTATCAGATGCAATAATATATTTTGGTGATACAAAATTAGTTTGTTGGTCTGATTCGATAAGTTGGTCGGATGTTACTGTATCTGAAACAGATGCTGGGTCTGAAGTTGTGAAATAATAAACTTCTCTTTGACCATCTGCTGCTTGTTTTAGTTTTTTTCTATAATGGTACTTTAAAACAGAAACATCACTAGCAATTGATGGGTTTACAACACTACCTGATACGATACTTCCATCTTGTGATGAACCACTATATGGAAGTTGACTTGAACCAGTTGGAATTAAACCATCATCGGTAAAAATTTCACCTGCACCCAAATCGAATACATCAGTAAATGCTTCCTGTCCTAATGTAAGATTATCGGTAGTAAAACGTCTACCTTGTAATAATCTTTCCGACCTGTTATTTGAATTATATGCCATTTTTGTTCCTCTTTATATATTACGATACTGAAACCGTTATTCTTTCTAATGTATTTGATGGTGTACCTGTATATCTAATTAAAACCCATACTTTATCATGTGTTGCGTTAATAGTCTGTCCAGCAGCGTTAGCCAAACCTAATGTTAACGTTCCAGATGAGTTAGTTAATGAATCAAAATCACTCTTTACATCAATCGTATCACTAAATGGGTTAGTTGAACCATTTGCTGATTGAGAGTTTAATGAACCACCATATGATGTAGTACCTTTAACTGCATCAAACACAGTTGATGCGGTTGAACCAAATATAACACCTACTGCAATTTTACCTGTGGTTGTATCATCAAATGTTGTTAAATCTGCTGATGTATCTGGATTTAAATCAATTGTTAGTGTACCTTTGTTGTTAGAAGCCGCAGTATCAAATTCTCTTAAATACCATTTGTAATGTGCTGCGTTATATCCACCCGTTGGATACCAATATCCATTTGCAGATTCTGGATTAACCAAATAACCTGGTTTAACCTGTAAATCACCACCATCACCTAATGTTACTCTATCACTTTCATCCCACACAGTATCTAATGTAGTTGAATCACTAATTGTTCTTCTATAACTTTCCGAAGTAAAGTATTCTATTAAAGTAGTAGTTGTACTACCACCACCATGATACCCCATTGAACCACTCGCAGCAGGTTGTCCAAATGTACCAGCCGAATGTAGGTTTACTGTTTTAGTATCTAATGTTGATTGTGTTGCTGCTCTATCTCTAGCGGTTGTTGTTAATGTGTATGATGTATCACTAAACCCACTCTCATTAAATGTGTTACCAGTACCACTTATTGTATAAGTTGCATCAATTTCTACCAAATCAGTTCTGTGTGGTACACCACTATTTCTTGCAGTTGTTCCTGCAGCGTCGGTTACCATACCAGTGGTTTGGATTGTACCACCACTTGTTGATAGAGTATCTTTACCTGATGTATTAGAAATTGTATATCCACTCGTACTTCCAATCGATACATCTACTAAAGTAGTTGATGATGCGTACATTGGTTCAAACACACCACTTGCGGTTGCTACTAAATTCCAAGTACCACCATTAATAAATGGTGCTCCAGACATAGAACCTGATGTAAGTGTTAATGCTGTTACAACTTCTCCACTACTTGCTAATGAGTTATCACCAATATTAGAATTAATAGTTGATACAGGTGCCCAAAATATAGTTTCACTCGCAGTTTTATCAGTATAATCTGATTGTGAACCTGTTGCTATACCAATTGTTGTTGAAATTGTATAATTTCCAGATGCCGATACTGAAGTAGAAGATGGTGTAACCCAATTTACTACATTTTTATTAAATACTGATGCAAATTTACCATCTTGGAAAGCTGCAGGGATAACTGCAGGATTTACAGTTTGTATCTTACCTAATGTAATACCATTTGATGTAGTATCTAATGTAGAATTACTTATGATTTCAGATGATGCTGATGTTTCAGTTGTAGTATCAGATGAATTATCTGAGAATGTAAATGAATGTGAACCACTTACTCTAAATTCAGCACCTGCTCCACTACTTAAAGCACCTAATCCAAATAATTGTGAATCAACAGAAGATTGTTGTGATGTTGAACCACCAGCTACTGAAGTATAGGATATTGAATACCCAGTGTTTGTGTAAATTGTTTTTCCTGGAAATAATGTTCCACCAACACTAGCCCATCCCTTATCAATTAAGTATGTTAAATCATTTATATCATTATCGTTTGGTATATAACCCGAAGGTGCAGCCGATGTTGAAGTGTTTGTTTTATTTTCACTTATTGAGTTATATGTTTTTGTATTTGGTGTTGGATTTGCTGCTGAAGATGATAGTAATCCTGCTACAAATCTTAAAATTTCAGATACATCTGTATCTTTTGTAAAGTTATTAAAGTAAGAACCATCTAAGTTGGTTTGCCAATCGTTTGATGTAGGAACACCTGCATTAATATTGTATGCGTTTATAGATTCAGATACTTCTAATGCGTATTTACCACCAGAACCACTTATTTGTAAGTTTTTACCATCTGATTGGTATATTGTACCTGATACTAATTCGAAAATTCCACCACCACTACCAGCACCAAATCCACTTGCTGCAGCTGATGCTGATACATGAGAATCGAAACTATCAATGGATGATGTTGTTATATTAATTTGGGTGTGGCCAGATGTACCATCTGCGTTAGCACCTAATATATAAAGTGTTTTGTTTGTTGTGTCATAATATGGTAGCCCATCTAAGGTTGTTCCATATTGTGCTGGTGTAATTGAAGGTACACCACTACCTACATACATTTTTCCAACAGGAACATAATCATTAGCGGCGGTTGTACCACCTGGTTTACCTATGTAAACTACTGGTCCTGTTACCTTTGAATCTACCGAACCACTACCAATTACGATTTCTGCTTCACCAAAAGATGTGATATTTCTAACCGAAGATATCGAACCTCTTCTATGTTTTATTGTTTGAGCCATACTTTTATCCTATTACTTAACTAAGATTACATTCATAAATATCAAAACAATTAGAAAAAACCACCACAATCTATTGAATCTCGTGTATTTCCTATTTGAATTGAAGCTGATGCGATATATCCTTCTATTTGTTGTTCTAAAATTTTTATCCTACCATTAACTACAACTGCTGATTCATTATCAGATGCAGATATTTGTGTAAATATTGATTTTCCATTTACAGTCAAATCACCTAATACATCAAAACTACCCGTTAGTTGTAAATTATTAGATGTCATTAAGTGAGTATACGCTTCTGGGTCTTGTGAGCCAGTTGTCCATATTGATGAACCACCCCCACCACCTGCTGATGGTAGAATTACACTATTACCATCTGATATTGTTAAGGTTTGTCCTGAAATTGATAAAGTTTGATTATCATTATCAGTAGTTGAATATCCTAATGCTGTAATTTGTGCTGATGATGATATAATACCAGATGGAACGTTTATTAATTCATCATAATCTGATGTTCCACCACCTTGTCCAAAACCACTACGTGCTGCTGATTCAGAAATAAATGTATCTGAGATGAATGATGCGGTTGCAACACTCATAGATGATGTTACTGAATTTAAAACAACAGATGATGTAAAATTATTTAAAGAACTTACATCGGTATGTGTTAAATCTGAAATCTGAGATTCGGTAATTGTAATCTGAGATGAGCCACTTAATACTCCTTCAGCATTCAATTTTGTTTTAACATCTGAATCTGTGTAGTGGGTTAAATCTGAAATCTGAGATTCACTTATGGTGATTTGATTAGATGAACTTACAGTACCTGAAGGTAAATGTGCTATTACTTGAGCCGATGAACTTACAACCGAATCATCTCTCATTACACTTCTAACATCTGCAGATGTAAAATGTGTTAAATCACTAATTTGTGATTCAGTTATGGTAATTTGTGCTGATGAACTTACTAATCCGTTTGGTACATTTGATATTGAATTAAAATCTACCTGAGATGAACCACTAATTAAGTTATCACCTTCTTCGTTTCCATATCTTAAATCAAATTCAGTTGTTAATTGAGCAGATGAACTAATTACACTTTCAGCATTTAACCTATCCTTTAGGTTATTGGCAAAGTTATCTCTAAAAGCATTATTTGCTGATATAGAATTTCTTTGAAATGGTGTAATCGTAGTAGGTAGGTTACTTAGATTGTAGTAATCTATGTTTGTTAACCCAGTACCACTACCTTCAAACGACCCACTAAATGAACCTGTGTAATCTGCCACTATTTATCCTCTATATGTGTTTTGTTTTATATAAATATAACTAATCTTAGTAATCAGTTAGTAATGTTAGAATTTCATCTAAAGATTCATGTCTATGATTATCTTTTAATACAATATCATATACCCATTTTGAACCTTTTAGTTTTGGAACTTCGTGTACTGCTGAATCATTGTTGAATTTTAAATCTATTTGTTGTTTATCACCACAAAGAATCATTGTAGAACCTTTTCCCACTCTACCTAACACCATTAATAGTTGTTGTTTGGTTAAGTTTTGGAACTCATCTACTATAATTATGGAGTTATCAAAAGTTCTTCCTCTAAAATGTGATAAACTTACTAATTCTATACTCTCATCTTTCTCCATTTTCTCTAAAATCTGAGGTTTGTTGTAAACTTTTCTCATATTTGAACGAATTGGTACTAACCATGGCTCCATCTTTTCTTCTAATGAGCCTGGTAAGAATCCATTATCCTCATTTGATACAGTTGGTCTTGTTATAACGATTTTGTTAACTTGTCTTTTAAAGAATGAATCTAATGCAATCTGAACTGCTAGTAGTGTTTTACCACTTCCGGCTTTTCCTACGATAAAATTGAATGGGTGTCTTAAAATTTCAGATTTTGCTAACTTTTGTTCTTCAGATAATGATATTGAAAACCTTACATTACCTTTTGGTGGGGTTTTGGATATGTTTTCCGCCATATTTAAATTTCCTTAATTATTTTATAGAACCTTTGATATAAATATCCAATAATAGAAGATTACCTTAGATTATGACGTAAAAAAGGGGATACCTAAGTACCCCCTCTTTAATTTAGTTATTCAATAATCAATTACTGAATTTTGTGTAAACCATCAACGTATACTTTACCGTAGAATTCACCTCTTAGCATTTTCTTCGCGTAGCGAGTCATAACACCTTTTCTTGGAGTGAAGTTCTTAGGGTCATATACTAAAGGAGTCATAATCAATGGAATGTATGGAGAGTAAACTGCTCCAGTTTCAAGGAATTGAGTTCCTCTATATCCCATAAGGATTACGTTCTCTTTCATATAAGGATTCTTGTACACTTGGAATCTGCTATTCAATGCACCAATCTTAGTTACACCAAATGCGAACTGAGCATCACCATTATCGGCAGTTGAAGCATATCCAG